TGGGCGGTATGGGTGGTATGGGTGGCTACGGTGGTGGTTACGCCAGCCCGCAGAGCTTTGGTGGCGGTTATGGTGGCTTCGGTTACGCCAGCCCGCAGAGCTACGGTGGTGGCTACAGCGGGGGCTACGGCGGCTATGGCGGTTATGGTTCTCCTAGCCCGCAGAGCTACGGTGGCGGCTACGGCGGCTACGGTGGTTACGGCTCCCCCAGCCCGCAGAGCTACGGTGGCGGCTACGGCGGCTACGGTATGACACAGGGCTACGGTGGTATGGGCGGCTACGGCCCGCCCCAAGGGTACGGCTACGGTGCGCCGCAGGGATATGGCGGCATGGGTGGTATGGGTGGTATGGACGGCTACATGAGCATGATGCAGCAACGTCCGATGGGCGGTTACATGGGAATGATGCAGCATCCGATGGGTGGTTACATGGGAATGATGCAGCGTCCGATGGGCAGTCCCACTAACTACAAATCGTTCTTGCAGGGTTCCCCGACACAAGCCGCTCCCACGCAGTCCTCCACTGCGCCGAACCCTACGACGATATAAGCTATGGCCACCTCTGGTACCGCTACATTTAATCTTGACCTCTCCGAGATAATCGAAGAGGCGTTTGAGCGTTGTGGTGCGGAGTTGCGGTCTGGTTATGATTTTCGTACCGCACGCCGGTCTCTGAACCTGCTGTTTCAGGATTGGGCTAACCGGGGTATAAACCTGTGGACGTTGGAGCAGGGCACTGTAGCTCTCACACCGGGCACGGCTACCTACTCCTTGCCGGTAGATACGGTTGACCTTCTGGATCACGTTATCCGCACAGGCAGCGGCACGACGCAAGCTGATATAACAATCTCACGTATCAGTTCGTCTACCTACGCCAGCATCCCGACAAAGACTGCTACTGGGCGACCCATCCAAGTGTGGGTCAAGCGGCTTGAATCCCCTGAGATTACGGTGTGGCCCACACCGGACTCTTCGCAGACGTACACGTTTGTGTACTGGCGACTGCGGCGCGTTCAGGACGCCGGGTCTGGTACTAACACGATGGACGTACCGTTTAGGTTCCTTCCCGCGCTTGTCTGTGGTCTGGCTTATTATCTGTCCATGAAAGTACCTGACGCTATGGTACGGATGGAAGTCCTGAAGGCCCAGTACGACGAGGCGTGGGCTAACGCTGCCGAAGAAGATCGTGAGAAGGCCCCTGTGCGGTTCGTGCCGCGCTATATGTTCGGCAACTAAACCGTGGCAAATCAATTTGCCATAGGCAAAAAGGCGATAGCGCAGTGCGACCGCTGTGGGTTTCGCTACAAACTGAAGCAACTCAGAACCCTGACTATCAAGACCAAGAACGTCAACATTCTGGTCTGTCCAACGTGCTGGGAACCCGACCATCCCCAGCTTCAACTGGGTATGTACCCGGTCAATGATCCACAAGCCCTGCGTAATCCCCGCCGAGATACAACCTACCAAGTCTCTGGTACACTTGCTAATGGAAACTTGGGAGAAGGCAGCAGGGTCATTGAGTGGGGCTGGAATCCTGTGGGTGGCAGTACAAACCCGGATCAGCTTCTTACCCCCAATAGCCTTCGTCTGACCCTCTATGTAGGGTCAGTTACTGTAGCTGTGACATAGGAGAGAACCATGAAAGGTAAAGCGTGTGGCGGCAAAATGAGCAAGGGCTATGCTGCTGGTGGCAAGACCAATATGCAGATGCTCAAGATGGGCCGTGGCCTCGCCAAAGTAGCTAACCAGAAAAAGACCGGCAGTCGCCGGGGAGGTTGATATGGCTACCACTACATACAACCAGCCCAAGCCCAACAAGAATCCGTTGGGCCAAAACGGATATCCCCAGAAAGGCATGAAGACCACCGGGGTCAAGACTCGCGGTAACGGTGCAGCCACTAAAGGGGTTACGGCTCGCGGACCTATGGCGTGAGTCGATATGAACTACACCCAACTGCAAGCCGCAATTGCTGGGTACGTCGAGAATCCTGACGCGACGTTTGCAGCGCAAATCCCGACGTTCATTCGTCAGGCGGAAACTCGCATCTTCAATTCGGTGCAGTTTCCGTCGCTTCGGAAAAACGTGACGGGCACGGTAACCTCCGGTAACGCGTACCTTAGCTGCCCAGACGACTTCCTTGCGGTGTATTCCCTCGCGGTGATCGATGGCACCGGGGTGTATTCGTATCTTCTGAACAAGGACGTTAACTTCATACGTGAAGCCTATACGTCCGCCGCGACCACGGGACTTCCCCGGTACTACGCGTTGTTTGGGCCACAGTCGGCTGCGCCGACAGAACTGTCGTTTATCCTTGGCCCGACTCCGGGGTCAGGCTACACGATGGAGCTTCACTACTTCTTCTACCCAGAATCGATTACCACTGCGGCTTCTGGACAGACATGGCTGGGTGACAACTTTGATCCTGTTCTCCTGTATGGCTCTCTTGTTGAGGCGTATACCTATCTGAAGGGTGAGCCTGACCTCCTGCAACTCTATGACGGGAAGTACAAAGAAGCTCTCACTATGGCGAAACGCCTTGGAGATGGTATGGAGCGTCAGGATGCTTACCGGTCTGGACAGTTCCGGCAACCGGTGAACTGACATGGCGCTAACCCAGACAACCACAGATGCGTTCCAAGCCCAAGCCCTGACCGGGACTTTCAAACTGGCGCTGTATACAAGTTCAGCGACATTAGATAGCTCTACAACTGTGTACACGACTTCTAATGAAGTTTCTGGTGGTGGTTACACGGCAGGCGGCGTGGCTCTTACTGTGGCGGTGGGACCGACTACGGTGGACGGAGTGACGTACATTTCGTTCAACAACGCTGTCTGGTCGCCCGCGTCTTTCACCGCTCGCGGTGGTCTCATCTACAACACGGCGCAGAGCAATCAAGCAGTCGCCGTGCTGGACTTCGGCGCAGACAAAACGGCGACGAACACGTTCACTGTGCAGTTTCCCGCAGCGACCTCTACTACGGCAATTCTCAGGATAGTGCGGGGGTAGCCAGTGGCGCTGATACCCCTCCCCGGTTGGGCAGTAGCTGGATACACGCCAACCGTCATTGTCACCAACCAGACAGAACTCAACACTGAACTTGCCAAAACCGCCGCTCAGCTTGAGGGGAAGGTTATTGGTGTGCAGTACAACGCTACGCCTTATGTCATCACGCGCACGGGTACGCCCAATCTTAGGAACAAAGACTTTGGGGCTGGGCGACTCGTTATTTGCGGGTATGGCGCACCGATGCCAGTGTTTTCTGAAATAAACGCGGACGGCACATCGAACTGCACGTTGTACGGTCTTGAGGTTGTTAATACAACGGCAACCTCTGGAAATCTTGTGACGGTGTACACAGGGGCCGCTGGGTCTACAGGAGTCACTATTCAAGCGTGCAAGATTCACGGCAAATACTACGACCCCAATGGTGATTACTCCACTGGATGGGGTGGCTCTGCGTTTGGAATACGAACATCTGGCGGAGGCCCGTTTATTCGCAACCTTGCTGTTTTGGACTGTGAGATATTTGACTGCGACGAGGCATTCAATGCCCCAATAGCAGTTAGCGGCGACTACGTGAAGTTTATCGGGAACACTGCGTATAGATGCTATAGCGGAATGTTAAACATCACCTCCACCGTAGTTCCGACTGTAACTGAAATAAATTGGAACGTGATGTATCAGGCATACGGAATGTCAACCGATTTGCCCGACTTGCCTCATGTTGATTTTATTCAGTTTCAGGGCGGTGCGGTTGATCGACCGGGGATTGAGGTCATTGGGAACGTGTTGTTTGCTGGAGATGCTAGAGGCGATGCACAAGGTATTTTCCTTGACGACATGGACATAGGTAAGTTCTTTACCGCGTCAATTAAGGGGAATGCAATTGTTTGTAAAAATCAGTACAGCGGTATCGCCGTGCGAGATGCAAAAAACTGCACTATTATTGGTAACACCATAATCAGTGCGTCAGCGGGACAAGCAATACTCCCGCGTATTGTTTGCGGTGACAGGCAAGACGGTGGGGGGAGTTTGGTTAAAAATTCAACCTCACCAAGTTTTTTGTTTGGGGGTTCTGTCACAAGCACTAACAACTACGAAATCAATTCAACAAGTTCAGCGGCTTATACAGCGATGTTCCAAGGTACGTCTTTCAACGCTAGTGATCTTTATACAAGAGCACAAGTGTTAGCTGCACTTGCTATGAAAACCAGCGGCCCATTAGACCAAGCCGTCAACATTGGCGCAGTTGGCAGCGGGTATGTAAATTTTGACGCTCGTACTTTAAATACGTCGATGGAATGAATAATGGCTATTGCGTACCAGACTAGAGCCACAGATTCCTATAACACCGGCATAGCTGGTAGTACGCATACGCTTACGGTAACCAAGCCCACAGGGCTATCTGATGGCGATTTTCTGATAATCACAATTGCTTCGCGTGAATCAGACAATACCTCGCGGCGTCTTGCTAGCCCACCTGAACTGATTGGTTTTACTCAACTTACAGAGCAGTCTGCATTCGATACGGCTGCTATAGGTAAAGC